CAGACGTCAGCACTTGACCTGACGATCCTACAGGTGAGAACGCAACCGTTGAGCCTGTACCATAGGCAATGCTGCCAGCAGTCGGCGTGCCGATGTTGTTCAAAATCGCATAGGTGGTCTGGTTCAGGTGGTAATACTGATTTGCCGTACCACCTTGCAACCCACCCAGCGAGTTGTGCTGAATCGCGCTGCCGCCACCGTTGGCATTGATGAACTGCGCAAGGTCAAGAAACCACTTCAGCCAGATCGGATTGAACTGGCCTTTGCGCGTTGCTTCGTCAACAACAACCGGGTCCGCATACGTTGGTGGCGGCTGGAACTGGGTCGTCATAGTGTTCCAGGATCGATCGTCAGTTCAACTGCCTGAATGCGAAGTGGGGTGTTGGACTGGTGGCGGAAGTGATATGCCCGGCGACGGAATGTACCGCAGTCAGTCAGACGGGGGCGTATCTTGCTCAGATCAACATCGCGGAAGTTGCTCCACGTCTGATAGTCGTCATCGCTCACACGAACCTGCAACACGCTGCCGTTGGTTTGGTCAGCGATGATGTCCATTGACTTCACGTACTTGCGAAGCCGCGCGCCGCCGTCATAGTTGGGCGTGTACAAGTCCATCGTGATTGCAGCACCCTCGTCGGTCGTGTTGACGATCTCCAACTGGTACATCTTGCCGTTGGTGGCGTGCTGGAAGATCGCCTGGTTGTCACCGGTGTAGCTGGCGCTGACGTAGGGCAAATAGTTGCCGTTGGCGTCAGTCCACTGATACCACTGCTGGCTGGTCAAGTCGTAGACCAGTGACAAGTTGCTGGCGGCCAGGGTGACGCAGTAATAACGATGGCCGGCCACCCGTGCACACCATGAGTACACGGTCGTGTAGTCAGCCTGCTGCAAGAGACGCTCGATCGATGGGGTGGAGATCTGCTGAGACTTTACGTTGTCCATCAGATAGACGGCCGTGCCGCCATCACGGGCTTGAGAGACCCAAAACATCGTGCCCTCCATCTGCGCCACGCTGTTGGCATGACGGCAGCCAACGCTCACCTTGGCGCCTTGGACGGGCGACAACGGGCTTCCCGCAGCATTGCCCGCGTCATAGAACATCTCGATGCTGTACTTCTTCAAAGCCAGCAGGTACACAAGCTGCTTGGACAAGTACACAGCCTTGTCGGCCTCGATCTGCGCCACGATGTTGCTGTCAAGTGGCCACGAGTCTGGCTCGTTGGCATCCGAGGACCAGATTGTCGCCTCGGGGGTCATCACGTTGATGTAACCGTCAAGGTACGCAAGACCGGGCACACGTCTGAGCGGAAAGCCGGTCTCAAAGGTCAATGACAGACCAGTCGTGGTTGCCGTGGCGTTGCCGTCAATGGTCACCTGGGTTGAGATGTCAACCGTGAGAATCTTGGTCAGGGCTGGGATGCCCGTCGCTGTGACAAACATGCCTGCAAAAAGACCAGTAGTGTTTGGCGAGATGTTTGTGATTACCGAAGAGCCGGTGGATATGTCGCCCGTCAACACAACAGAAGCGGCCGCCGTGATCTCTTCGTTGTTGGTAATTGTGGCGTTGTGATCCAGGGTGATCTGAGTAGAACTGTCGATGGTCAAAATCTTTGTCGAAACAGGGATGCCTGTTCCGCTGACAACCATGCCCACCGTCAAACCTGTTGTGTTTGGAGACACCGCTGTGATCACGGGTGACCCATTTGTCAAATTACCGGTGAAAATAATCTGAGCCAAAGACTTGACCTCGACAATGCCGTGAGTCACGTCGTAGGTGTACATCTTGACACCGTTTTGGAACACCAACTGGGGGTTGCCACCCAGGGTCGATGTGAACGCATAAATTGCGCTGCCGTCTACCGTGCCGCTCACGGCCACGTTGTTCTTGTACAGCGTGGTTCCAAAGATTGTGAAAAGATCGTCGTTCCAGTTGTATGAGCCAAGGCCGGCAGCCGCTGTGCCGCTATTTGAGTACAGGGCATACCCTGGCCGCTTGTAAACCTCAACATCACGCTCGCCAACCTTCTCGACGTAACCATTGACAATCTTCGCATCCCGAGAAGTGGTCTCGTCGCGGTTAGAAGGTTTGACAGCAAGCGGTAGGCGCTGTGGTTCAGGCATGTGGACCCCGATCGAATCCGTGGGCGTTCATCCAAGCATACAGTGCAAGAAGAACAGCCCCACCAATCCATAGAACTTTTTTAACAACGCTTTTGCCGATGTCAGCGTAGATTGAATCAAGGAGTTGTTTCTTGATGATTTCGAGTTCTTGGTCGCTGAGGCGCTTTTGACCAATACCAGTTGTTTTTTCGTCGGACATACAGCATCCTCTTCAGCGAAATGACGAAGTCGCATATAACGCCCTCTGGTCCGGTGTAAACGATGTTGGCGCATCTTCGACATCCCAGTCTTCAAGCGCCTGACGATAGGCCGTGGCCCGTTTTTCACAGCGGTCCATGATGGCCTGGGGCTGGCCTGTGGCCAGCTCGTCTGCAAGACCCCAGCGCAAGCCCATTGACCACTCCAGCGGAAACGCTGTCGTGTCGGTGAGGCTCACCATCTGGGTGATCTGGTTTTGAACCAGCAAGTGCACTGTGCCAAGAGCAGCGTTTGCGTCTGGGATGTTCCAGAAGAACAAGTTCAAACTCAGTTGCTGCTTGTTGACAAAGTACGAGTTGATTTGGCCGATCTGGTTAACCTGGGACAGACGGAAATAGTCATCCCAAGACAACACGACCAACGGGCGCCGGATGCCGGTGTTGTCGAGGTAATACGCTTCGATGACACGCAACGGCTTGGCCATGTCGACGCTGCCGCCAGGACCGATCGTGTAGTTGCCTTGACCAGCGACCAAGGGCACACCTAAGTCCTGGTTGAGCCACAACTTCAACCCTTGGGTTTGCCACAAGTTTGCGATGTCGTTCAGACGCATCAAACCATCGGCGTACTGCTCACCGCTGGGCTCGTCGCCGTCCTGAATGAGACCGGCATCCTTGTACGCCATGCGGATGATCCGCTGCGCAGTGTAGTAGGTTGACGGTCCAGCCATGTCAGACACCCATCAGGCAGTTCGTCGCAGTAGTTGCGGCAGTTGTACGGCAGCGCACGTAGCGCCAAGCACTACCGCCAGTATTTTCAACAATCGCACCGGTTCCTGCACTGGCAAGAGTGATTGTGCTAGTGGCCGTTGTGCCAGTAATCGGGCACCAGTTGGTGTTGTCCAAAGAGCCTTCGATCACTGCGGTGGCCGCAGCAGCCGAGGTCAACTGGAACACGCAGATGATCGAATCTTTGTAAATGCTGTTGCCGGTGGCGGGTGCAGTAATGCTGGTGTTGCCACTGCTGTCCATTGGCATGTTTCGGGGCGTCGATGCGCCAATCAGGGTGACTTCCATGATGATTCCTTATTGCTTGGTCATATCGAACACGAGGTGGAACGCACCGGAGCCGGTAGCACTGATCCAGAGTTTCTGGCCCAGGCTTGAAGCCTGGAGACTGTCAAATGGGTAATAGTTCAACAGTCCCCGGCCCTCCAGAGGAAGGAACAACCCATCCTCTGACCAACCAACACGGATTTTCAACCCGCCCTCAATCGAGTAAAGAATTTGGTCGAGTTTGATCTGCTTGCATTCGTGTTGAAGAGCGGATGGATCAACGACCACGGTTTGTTCGAGGTCGCCCTCGGCTTCACCATGGACGATCACGACCACGTTCTTCATTCCATCACGGGCAATCTTGATGTCCACGACCAAGTTCCTTATCAGCGAGTGGTTTCCATTGCCGCAAACTCATAATCAATTGTCATGGTTTCCGTGGCAACAGGGGTGATACCAAACAAAGTGGTCATCAACGCGTTAGTCAAATTTGTACCAGACGCGCCAATTGTCACAGCGGGGACACGAGCGACTAATGCGTCACTAGAGTACACCAACAAGTCAGTACCGTTGTAGTAGAAGCCTACGTCAACAAAAGTGTTGTCGGCCATAGTGGTCACACCAGTCACCAATGTGGTAGCGGTGCCGTTGACAGTGGACACCAAGTTCAAAGATGTCGAACCAGCGGCTTTGACAAACAACAAGCTGTCGGTAGTGGAGCTAGTACCACCGCTTGACTTAATCAAACCAAATTGAACTATTTGGTTGCCGCTTACAGCAGAGGCTTTGATACGGTTTAAGTACCAAAATTTTTGACCTGCTGCGAATTGGAACGACGCAGCATAGCGATAGCAAGTAGTGGCTGTAGTAGTGCCGCCTGGGGTAAGCAAACCAAAGCCGCCAATACCGTCAGTCAAAGCAAAAGTGGAACTTGCGCCAGTGATAACGCGAGATGCGACGTTGCCAAGATCGGTGTAATCGTTGCTATAGGTGTAAACATCAAGACCTGAATCAGAACTTGTGTGAAAAGGATCTGGTAGAGGATACATGCCCAACGGTTGTTGTTGGGGAACGGTAGCAACACCGTAGGTGAGGTTGGTAGGGTAGCCCATGAGTAATCTCCTTTAATCATGGCGGGTTGTGGCGAGAGTGCCTGATGTGATTGTAGAGGGTTTCCGGCTTTGTGCAAGCAGAAACAAAAAAGCCCGGCGAACCGGGCTTTTCTGAGTCGATCTGACCAGGGTATTAAGGTCCGTTGGAACCGAAGATACCGCGTGGATCAGATGCGCCCACGGAGAAGCGCATGTAGGTAGCGGCTTTGGCGTTTTTAGTGTCAAAGTCGTTGTCCTGATCGAACATTGGGCGATCACGCCAGAACATCTGCATACCGTTGGGGCAGTTGGTCCGGATGAACCACGCGTGCGGGGCGGTGAAGTAGTGGTTCAGCTTGATGCCTTTAGGGAACGCATTCACGGCCTTCAACACGTTGATGTTGTTGTTGGCAGTGTTCGATTGCAGCACCGATTTCAAAATGCGGTTGGCATTGTAGTATTCCTGACGAGGAATGTGCAATGACTCAGGCATGATGTTGATCAGCAAGCCGCGATCGTTCTGAGTGCCCATGATCTGGATAGTCAAGTCTTCCAGAGCAGCTTCTGACAAGTCAGCAGCAGGACTCAAAGCGTTCGAGTACGTACCACCGGTTGCGTTAACGTGGCTGGTCGAAATCAGCGCAGCGTTGTCAGCAGTCGTGTAGTAAGTGGTGCTAAAAGCGTTGTTGTACAAGAAGGCAGCGACGTTCTCAACCGTTTGATTGATCGAGAATGCGTTCGCCTTCGAACGACGCATAGACACTTCCTCGTACAGGTTGTCGCGGAGTTCTTCGTAAGTAACGATGTAACCCAGCGAATACGCTACGTGGGTGTAAGTCGTCACAATACCTTGAATTTCCGAGTCGTACTGTGTAGGAGCGCCCTGCGCTTTTACTGGAGCCAAGCCGAAGCCAGTGACTTCCACATCTTGCTCATACGCCTTGTCGGAGTCGAGTTCGTTGTAGAGATCGCCGTATTCTTTAGCGTGCTCGTTGTACATCTGACCCCAAATGGCATGAATGCCGGGCCAAAGTAGCTTGGGATGGGAACCTGTGTTAATAACGCCAGCCATGGTTCTTTCCTTTCTTTATTAAACGCCTGCGGTACCGGTACCGGTGCCGTAGAAGTGGTTGTTGATCTTGACCAAGAACTTAGCGTACTGGCCGAAGGCGTTGTCAGAAGTGCGAACCAGACCCATCAGCTTGCACTGGAAGGTTGCGGTTGTAGCATGGCTGCCGTTGTCGATACCCCAACCGGAAATGAAACCGTTACCGGTGCCAGATTTCAAGTTGATGTTTTCGCCAATGTTGGTGGCTGCCAATTGGGTGCTTGCACCGATGTCCTGAGCTTCGAAGATGATGTTTGGATCATCTGCGACCATGACATACCATGGGTTGGTAGCACCATCGCCACCAGCAGGGAAGTAAGTGATGTTCAGGTTGTTGGGGTTGGCGATCAGACTCTCATAACGTCCGACACCGACTACAGCACCAACGATGGGGTTAGCATCGCCAGCAGTTGCCAAAACAACACCAGGGACACCGTTTGTGTCAGCAGTGCCAGACAAATAGACTGGATCGCCGATGTACAAAGCAGTACCGTAGTTATATGCGACTGAATACAGTCGCGCCTGACCGTTCCAGGGGGAACCGTTGAGGTACTGTACTGGGGACAGACCTGCGGGTTTATTAGCGTTAGCCATTAAATTCTCCTATCAGAGATGAACAGTCCCAATTGACTTAACGTCGTTTGGGTGTGAAGAGATTTGCCACGCTCTTCCGATTAGCGTCAGGGATATATCGGTTCTCAGAACCGTTGGTGCTTCCACCTACATCACCGCCACCACGGATCGTGGACGCAATTTGCTCATTTTTTGCCTCGAGGTCTCTTTGATCATCCTCCCAATACTCGATTGGAAGTTTCATCAAATAGAGCCTTTGCTCTTTGCCGTCTTCGCCAGTGTCGCTGCCTGCAACGAGGCTGACTCGACTGCCCATGTCTGTGTTCCCGTTTTTCGAAGCGTCGTCGGCTAGGCCGGAGTTGACTACATCCACTTCGTCGGTGTCGACAAAAGTGTATCCTGCTTTTGTCGCTTGCGCAATACGGGAGGGTGTGCCCATCATCCAGTGCAGGTGGAATCCAGGAATTTCGGGGACCGACAGCTTAAGCTGTGCCGTTGACATCGGCACGCGTTTGCGGTCAGTTGCGGATTTCTCAAAAGTGTTTGCCGGGTTTTGGGCCGACTCGTGATTACGGACTTTCATGGTTGTCCCTTTCATTGGAAGTACAGATTGGTGTAGTAGCTGCGCCATGCAGTTATGTCCTTGAATGCCCGGCCTTCGCCGACCAGTTTCCTGCCCTGGTTCTCGCAAGCGGCCTTGGCATCGGCAGGTAAATCCGCAAAGGATTTGCCGCCAGATGTGCCGCTGCCGCCACCGCCGGTTGTACGGGCGCCGCCGACTTTGTCAGCAGCAGGTCGAGTGCGACCTTCCATCTCGGCCATGACACGGTCAAAAAATGCCCGTTGCGTCAGGTTGTCATTCTCAGGATCAGCACGCAGGATTTGGGCAATGCCCATAGCCTTTTGTGTTTTACGCGTATCTGTACCAAACCAAGGGTTCTCGTTCATCCAGGCTTGGAACTCAGGGTGAACTTCCTGCTGTTGAGGTTGAGTTGGTGCTGGCGCGGGCTTGTCGATCTCGACTTGGCGAGTCTTCAGCTCCTGAAGCTCCTCGGTCAAAGCGATTTCGCGGTCCACATCGCCATCACGCTTGGCTTCTTTGAGCTCGCTCATGACGTCAGCGCGAGCTTTGGCCACGGCAGCTTTGGTTGCGTCAGCGTGAACTTTTTGCAGTTCAGTGATGGACTCTTGGGAGGCGCTGAACAAGGTTTTCATCTTGTTCAGTTCTTCGGACTGCTGTTTAACCAGCGATTCAAGGCGCTCATTGTTTTTTCGCAGAATAGGCATGACCGTGTGGCCGCGCTCTACGAAAGTCTCAGCATCGACCCACCGATTGGGGTCGCCCTTGAAGTCTTCGGCTGGAACCCAGCCTAAGGTGCGTGCTTCCTGTTCGACAGGAGCTGCTGTTTGTTCGCCGTCCATTTAAAACTCCTTGGTGATTGCGCAGAAGATGTCGCGGTCGTTTACCAACCGGTATCGCTTGCCGTCAGCAGGTCCAGTGGACATGTAGCCGGACATTTTGGCGATCAACACTTTGTCACCAGGCTTTGCGCGCGCTGGTTCGTCTGGCCAGCAGGCTGGGCCCACCTCCACAACGATTGCACGCTGCTCAACCATCAAAGTGCGATCTTGAATGAAGTCGGGGATCTCGATCAACGAGTCTTTTTTTTCCGGCTCATAGTGCATGATCAACACTGCGCGACCCAAGGGGGCCAAACCACTATTATTTTCCATCATCTAACTCACTTTCAAGTTGCTCATACTCAAGTTCGAGAACTTTCTCGAACGCCTCACAGTTCCCTATCGCCTTCGCGTTCGAGATCGCTGTTCCAAACTGGGACTGGTCCGTAAAGGTTCCAGCGGCCCATTGACTCTTCAAACTTTCCTGCCAGTTACGCAGAATTTGCTGCAACGCCTCACTGCACGGGTGCTGCTTCCATTCCTGCCATTCCTGCTCGGTTGGTAGTTTCATTACTTGGCTCCATTGACTTCATCATTAACTCGATGCCGCCCCGTAAGGACTCATCGTGCGTTTTCAGAGCACCAATAGCGGCCTCAAAGGCTGCAATTTCGTGCCCTGTCTGGACGCCGCCTGCATCCGCGATCAGTTTGGCAGCCTGGGCTTCCAACTGAAGTATCTTTGCGGAGTTGAGACGACGTTGCTCCATCAGGTTGGCAGCAAACTTCTGCATATCGGCCTGCACGCCCATCTGCTTGGTCTGCATTTTCATTTCTTCGATGACAACCTTCGGATTCTTTGGTGGCGGCATCTTTTCGGGGCCAGGATACATGCTCTCCCAGCCATCGATGTGCAATGCACGCAAATAATTTCGCTCCACCTCTGGCAAGTTGTAGCCTGGGGTGGACATAGCGGCCTGCTTGAGGGCCGTAGCCTGCTGCATGCGCTGTTGTTCGGACGTAATGCTCGGATCGGCCACTGGCGAGATGCGGTTGGGGTCGCCCAGGTAGTCTTCGCGCAACACTTTGGACTCGCCTTCGCCAAAACTGGTCACCATCGGCAAGAAAGTGCGGTTGAGCATGTACAACTTCTTGAATTCTTCCTTCATCGAGCGCCACACGCGCTTGTAGATGGCGTTGTAAATCTTCATGCCCTGCTCGATCATGGCATTTGTGGTCGTCGCGGGGGTGTTTTGACCCGGATTCTCGCCTGCCAGAGTGTCGGTGGAGCCCGAAATACGCTGTGTGTAGTTGATGAGCAGGCCCAAAAGCTGGAACAGCACTTGTGAGGGCTCGCGCACGGGCAGCGGGTAGATCGATTTTTTCAAGTCGTCGCCCGTAGAGTCCACGCGCTTCCATTCCAAAGGTGCGAACGTGTACTGACCGCCGCGAATCTTGGCGCCACGGCCCAAGAAGCCGCCGGCCGAGTTGCTCATCGTGCCCGCATCGATCAATTGGTTCAGGATCGAGTTTACGGACTCGTTCAGTGGGCCCAGCAGCACGCCAAAGCCGAGGTCATACACGCCGCCATCAGGACTAGGTATAAACCCGTACTTGGTAAAGTACTCGGAAGGCTTAATCGTGATGATCTCGCCTTTCAGATTCTTGACCACATCGTCCATTGAGTCGATGCGCGAGACCAAACGCAGCACAGTCTTCGAGTTCGCCTCGATGGTGCAGATGTAAGGCTCTTCATACCCGTCTTTATCGAGGTCCAGCATCAAGTGCTGCTCGAGCATGGTGTACGGGGTGCTGCTGTCGCTTTGAGGGGCGTTCTCGCCGTTGCGCATGTCTTTGCGGTACGTGCCCGTGTCGGTGACCGGCACAGCATCGGTGTTGTACCAGTTCTCTTCGCGCACATCCTTGTACACGCCAGTCATGATGTTCTCGTGCATCTCGTTGCGGTACATCGGGATGATGTGGGTCTTACGCGCACAGTCTTCCACGCTCTTGGCGTAGTAGTCCAGAACGAAGTCCTGTGCCAGCACCAGGTCAGAGACGTTGTAGCCCTTGCGACCGGAGTGGTAGGATTTCTTGAAGGCACAGCCCACAATCGGAATGTTGATGAGCAAACGGTCGTGCTGCTCTTCCCATGACTGGTTCTCTTCCAAGAGCTGGTAGCTCATGTGCTGGCCAACACGCAGCGCGCGGGCCTTTTCTTTGCCCTCGGGATCGGCGCCGTTGACACGGTACTTGACGATTTCAGGGCCGTTCAGGATGGTGGGGTATGCACGCGAGTGGAACTGCATCGTGGCAATGGTGATCAGCGGGAACGCGACGTTCGAGCAGCCAGGCCAAGGAAAGTTCTTTTCCTTTTGCATCTGCATGGCCAAGTCCATGGCCGCCTGCGTGCGCTTTTCCCACTTCATGCGGGATTGCTTGTCACGGCTATAGCCTTCCCAGACGTGGTTGCCCAGGGCTTTCAACTCATCCTCATCGAACCGATCGGTCAAATTAGGAGTGTCGATCGTCTTTTTGTCGATCTTAAGCGTGCTTGTGAATTCCATCATGATCAGTACCCAGTCACAGAAGATCTGCCAATTGTATTGCGTGGATCGCGCGAGCGCATCTCCCACTCGTCCTCTTCGATGAAGTCATCCTCCTCCATCTCGGCCATTGTCTCAAACCCCTTGACCAACAAAGCCGTGGAGTCGAACTGGTCGTCGGCCACCGCGTCGCTGAACCCGGTAAACCGCAAAAGCTCGTTCTCGTAGGCCGGATACCAAGACGCCTCTTTGTCGAACTTCATGCCGCCAGCGCGCATGTGTTTCTGCAAGGGCCTGCCGCGTGTGGCCTTGTCGCGCGTGGGGTTGATCGCTTGGCAGTTGAGCCAGCGGTCGCGAATCTGCATCTCTTTGTACAGCGTGGGCGCCACGCTCTTCCAAATCACCCCATCCTCAACGAAGAACACGGCGGGCTTGTGACGCTGCTGAATCTCGAACATGACGTTCATCCACTCGAGTGTGTCCCAGCGGCCGCACCGCTCATCAATGATGTGGATGAAGTTCTCCACGCACTTGCCGCCGATGGTGAAGGACGACTTGTTAGCCTTGTCCTTCTTACTCACGGCAAAGTCACAGCCCACGGCCACGATCTTGTCGGCGTCTCGGTCGTCGTCGTCCATCGCCAAAAAGTCATCCGAGCGCAGGTAAGCCTCGGAGTTGTCCATCGGATCGTTCAGGTACTCCTGCGAGTAGCCGCCGGCGTCGCCCTGCTCAATGTAGTCTTGGCGAATCTCGCGCAGGCGCTCCTCGGGGAACTGCTCGGGCCACAGGATGTCGCTAAAGTCATCGAACCCGGCGTGCGCCTTGTACAGCTTGCTCACCCAGGTCTTGGCCTTCATCAGCTTAGCGAGCAGCGAGTCCTCGTGCAGTATCGTGCCGTGCACTCGGACCACGCCGCCGCGCCGCCTTGTGGGCAGCACTGCGCGCAAGAACCAACGCTGGAACTTGTCGCGGCTGTCCTTGTTCTCGATCTGTGCGTCGTCTTCCAAGTCGTCACACACGATCAGCCCCGGCCGTTTCCCGTTCCACTTGAGTCCGCGCATCTTCTGCCCGGAGCCCTTGGCGATCACGCGGCACTGGTGGCCGTCTTGAAACTCGACAATGATGTCGGTCTTCATGTCTACCAGGAACCCTTTGATCTTGAACTGGCTGATCAGGTCCTCGTTCTCGCGTAGCTCTTTCGCAATGTCGGCCAAGTGGGCCATGGCCAAGTCTTCGGTGTTCGAGATCAGCACGATGAAGTCCTGCTCGCGAAACAGCGTCACAGCCAACACGTAGTCGTGGGTGAGCGCCGTGCTCTTGGCGTGTGAGCGGGGAGCGGCCACAGCGGCCAACTCGCTGCCAGCGCAGTACATGGCCCAGCACTCGCGGTGCAGGTCAGGCGTGGGCTGGGGGTTGTCGTACAGCGGGGACAGGAACGTGCCGGCGAACGCCTCGATCAACTCGGAGGTGAGCGTGACGCGGTGGACCTGGGACATCAGGCGGCCTTCTTGAGCATCGGAAACCCTTTGCCCTCGCTCGGGGCAGGCTCGCCCTTGAGCAACCAGTTGAGCGCGTCGCGAGCGCCCTGTGCGTACAACTCAGAGTGGTAGCCCTCGGCAAGCGCGAGTTTGACCAGCTCATCGTCGATGGTGCGCACGGGGATCTCGACGCAGATCACAGCGGGTTACTCACGATGGGCACGTAAGTCTGGATCACAGGGTGGTTACTCTGCGATGTCGTGCCGGTGCAGGTCAAGAGGTATATCGTGCCCTCCACGCCGCCGGTGATCTTCTGGTACGCCGTGGGCGTGGTGGCCATAGCCGAGCCCGAGAGCACAGCGGACGGGTTAGCGTCGTTGCCGCTCCACACGGTGCAAGTGACCACGGCCGAGGTCAGGGTCTCGTTCACCGCCATCTGCGAGAGGAAGTTGAACTGCTGGACCCGGGTCTCGCCAACGGTCTTGGGGGTGGAGATGATCATGCTCATCGCGAGCGCCCCGCTGCCTTGCGTGCGGGCTTAGCTGGGATCTTCGCGCCGCTCTTGCGAGCAGTGCTCAGGGACGCAGCGACAGCCTGCTTTTGTGGAAACCCATGCTTCATCATCTCGGAGATGTTCTTGGAGATGGTCTCTTCAGATTTGCCCTTTTTGAGCGGCATGTCAGCCTCCCAGTGCAGCATCGAACTCGTCGAGTGATGCGATGTTGTCAATGAGGAAAGTCTCAAACGTGACCTGACCGTGGTGCGGTGCGATAGCAGCCATGGACCTGATCCAAGCGCGCACGGTCTGGGCCGACTCACTCAGCTCGGGTGCCTGGATCACTTGTGGCTCAGCAGGAGCATCAGGCTGAACAGCATCAACGGTAGGCTCAGCAGGAGCGTCAACAACAGGAGCAGCATCAACGGTCTCCACCACTTCAGGGGTAATCACTTCTTCAGTCATGATCAAGCTCCAGCCATACGGGCACGTTGACGAACAGGCTCAGCAGTTGTCGGCTCGAACTGCTCCTTCATGGGATTGACGCCCATCAAGTTGCGATCTTTGAACTGCATCGGCGCCTTGGGTGTGTGGGCGAACTTAGTCCCCACGGGAACCATTGATTTCTTTTGCGTGTGCTTCATAAACTTCTCCTTGAGAGGTTGTTCGTGGTCGTAGCGCCACGAGTCGCTTGGCCAGATTATCTAGGTGATTGCTCTCGATGACAACTGTAGCCGCTTTTACCTGGCCCATGCCCATCGCTTTACTGGTCAACTCCAGCGCTCTCAAGGCCAAAGTGTCCGATACCTGATCCGCATTTTTACTCAGTTTCTCGTGAATCACATCAAGCGATCGATTGACGACTGCTTGCAGCCGCTCCTCCGTTGAAGCAATGATGATGGGATTGATGACCTCGTCACGACGCTTCTCCAGGTGGCGCTTAAAGGCCACGCTGTTGATGATCATGTTGGTCCAGCTCGCGCTGACTCCGTACTGCTCACCGAGTTCAGCCATGGTGATGTCGGGTCTGGCAAGGACAGTGTCAGCCATCGCCCGATGGACGTTGGTGAGAACCTTGGGACCCTTGGGAGGGACTGGCGCAATTTGCCGAAGCGGCATATCGAGATCCAGGTCCGGTACGAGTGGTGTTGGCCGATTGGTGTTCGGCGTGGCCAAAAAGTCCGGTAGGTCCGTGGTCGACTGATTAACTTGGGTGTCTTCCATGTGTCCAGTATACGGTGTGTCAATGTGACTGGCAATAGTCTTGGGAATTCGGGGGTAAGGGGTTCTGTGATCACGGTCTAAATTTTTCAAAAAAATGCGCGGATGCCATATGAATATTTTTGGATAGGAAAAATTTTCCCCCCGGCCCCGGGAAAACCGGCCCCGGCGCGGCCAGGTCCCCAGTCAGTCAGTCACACCGGCCACCGGGATCCCCTGGCCACACCGGACCCCGGCCAGGTCCCCAGGCTTTGGGATCGATGTGGCACGGATTAATCCGGGCCCGTGTGGCCGGTGTCACCTGGTCACCGGCTCCAGGCTTACAGGCTCCCAGGCCAGCAGCCCAGGTGACACGGTGACCGGGCTCCCAGGCAGCCGGCCACCAGTTACATGTAGGTCCTAAGCCTGGACCATGGAGGACCGGCTGCGGGGAATCAGCGACTCTCTGGTCATTTTGTAGACTGCTCAGTCACACTTTGAACTGACCCGTTCAATACATGACGCAACGGTGATCGAGAATCAACGTCATGCGTTTTCTGCATAGTTCGAGTGGCTGGCCGCGCAGCCTTACCCACTGGACTCAGTGCTCCCAGGTGATGCCCTGGACGTCCCTGCGACAAATTGACTCCGCGTGCAAGGGGTGAATATTGGATTTTCAAAAATGGTCTTATGTAAGGGTAAACCCTATAAAAAGAGAGAGGTTAAAAAACGCTTCCGCGCGCGGAGTCACGCTGTCACACCCAAAACCGCTTTAAACCCTCTGGGTTGCATTTTCGACCCTCCAAGCACCTACCCCATTAACCACTCGACGATCGTCGATCCTGCGAGGTTCGTTGTTTTTATACCACAACCTCAAGAAACAAAAGTACTCACCCAATGGGTGACATAAAAATGGCCATAAAGTGCTTGACCCTCTGGGTAATGCCGTGTTTATAATGAAATCCCTTCGGGGCCGGGGCGATAACTCCCTGGTAACACAGTCACAGTTAGGAGTCACTTAATGCAAACCATCAAATTCAACACCGGCCGCATGTACGGCGAGAAGGGCCAGCGTATCGCTGCCGCCCTGCTGGACAACGGCGACATCTACTTCGTCGACATCGACCGGGGCATCGACGGAACAATCCGCGCCAATGGCCTGAGCCGTGATGACATCCTGGACCTGGCCATCTTCACCAGGTCGTCGGTCATGTCCTCTTATGACTCGAACGACTACGCTTGGACCATCGTGCCAGAAGGCACCCGCCAAACCCTGGCCGCGCTGGCCGAGACCCTGTAACCCGTCACCCTGGAGTAAAACCATGAAAGCATACAAACACCTCATCAAGTTCGCACTGTCCTGCGAGTACACCGTGTCGGTCTGGGACGGCGAGGAGTGGCAGGTCACCAAGTCTGAGGACTACGCCGAGATCGTCGACGCCGTCGAATCAGTCGAGGAGGCAGTCCTCAAGATCCGCCGCGAGGGCGGTGACAGTATCGCCAGCGTCACGGTGAGCGCCTACGGACTGGAGGACGATGAGACCGTGGTCGACTACGGCCTGTGCTCGTTCATGGAGGACTGGGAAGAGTCCTACAGCCTCACCCACGGAGCCTGAGCCATGAATGACATCCTCGACACCATCCAGCAGCACCAGTGGGCAGCCGACTGCCGCGCAGCCCATGCCATGCGCACCGGCGTGGGTGGCAGCTTCGCCGCTGCCCTGGCCGATGCCTACTTCGCAGCCGACAGCCGGAACAAAGACCGGCTACTGGCCGCCTTCCGTGACATCTTCGACCGCTTCGCAACCTCTGAGGAATAACACCATGAAACACTCTAAACACGCTCTCCACTACGTCGACCTCTACCCTGCCCCAGTTGAGCAGGACCCGCCGGCCTGGGTGATCTGGCTCGGCGCTGCCTGCACCCTGGCCGCCGTCTACCTGGTCACCGTCGTTTTGTTCACCCTGTAACCGTTAGGAGTAATTCACCATGAACACCAAAACCGCCATTGATGAAATGATCGAGGCAGCCAAGACCCAAGGTCTACAGGTTATCGCCCCCGAGAAGCTAACCACCTATTTTTGGATCACCGACGGCACGCGCTTGGGTTACTGCCAGGTCGACCGCCTGCGCGGCCTCACCTTTTCCACGGTGCACAAGCCATGCAAACACGCTGGCACCGGCTACGAAGCCGCCAGCATGGTTAATGCCTTAGAGAACCGTCCAAGATGGGCAAGCGGTGACGCGCCTGTAGTTAAGTGGAACGGCCCCGCCGAGTTCATCGCCAAGCATTGGCAACCCCTCATCCAGTATTAAACCAAAGGAGATCACATCATGACCGCTCAAAAACTCGAATGGCAGGCACTCTGGGACGCTATGGACGCAGCCCCCATCGAATGGATTCCCACCACTGAGGCCATGTATTGGGACATGCTCGAATGCGTTCCACCCCGTGCACAGACCCCGGCCGCGTTCCTGGTCGGTGAGCCTTTGCGACATAACGCAGACGGCGAGGCCGTGCACGCATGTTTCAAAGAGACCGCAGCCGGGGAATTTTTCGCCCGTAATTTGACCGTTAAACAGTTCAAGGAGCAGACAGCATGATCGCTATTCAATTTAAAACCACTCGCCTCACCGTCACCGAGGCCAATGCGGCCAAGTACCGCGCCATCATCGACTCTGGGAAGCTGCCCAGGATCAAGATGCCAAGCTCTACGCCGATCCGGCGCAATTACCCCAGGTTCTGGCCAGGCATGACAACGGCCGAATACCTGGACCAGTTCGCCAAGCTCAACGGCGCCGGCCTGCACCCGATCAAGTACACCCACGCCGACCGGGAAGCCCCGAGCCTGGACGCCACACAGCCCGAGGTCCTGGAGGAGTTGGACCCCGACTATGTGGAGCAGCCGGCGCGCGTCAAGGCCAGCAAAGCACGCCGGCCAGGCGCCCCAGAGCTTCGCCTGGCTCTGTCGTGCATCCTGGACGTGGAGCCGTCCCCGGAGGCCAGTGTGCATGACCTTTGGCTCGCCCTGGGCGAGATCCGCAAGATCGCAAAACACATGCTGGAGGGTTGAGACCATGCGACACCACTACCCCGAGACCGTGGTGCGCGTCATGCGCCCCCAGATCCTGGCCGCCACCCAGGCAGCCATGCACCACTACCGCCACCGGCATGATGGCCGGGGCCCGGCTGCTGCCCGGTCCTGGGTGGCCGAGGCCAGGCGCCTCGACCTGGCCAGCGGTTACAGCCAGGCAGTCGTCCAACTACAGGAGAGCACCCATGCGACACACTGAGAGCGAATACATCAACGCCGGCGCCGCCTATGAGCGCGCCGCCACGCCTGACGCCGCACGCGCCCACGCGCAGGGCATCCGCACTATGCTGGAGGCCGAGCGGCCAGAGGATCAGACCTACGCGCGTCAAATGATCGAGCACGGCCG